ATATTATATTATTTTATTTATTATTATATTATATACTATACTTATATTATATTTATATTATATTAATTATATTTATTATTTATTATTATTTCCTTGACTTGCTTTTACTTCACAAAAAATCATTTACTCGGGCGTGGGTTTTGCCCCAAGCAAAAAACCCACATCAGCCCCCCGAAGTTTAAGTTCTATGGACTAATGTGGGTCATTAAAATATATTTTTAATTTTAATAAACTTTTTGTTTTTTTTATTATATAATATATGTAAATAATTCAAACTGAATTGTTGGCATTTTAATAATTTTTTTTATGTAAAAACCCCTTATTTCTATAAGGGGTTTTATTTTTTAATCTAATTTTTTAGGGAAAATTTTATACCAAATCTGTTTTACAACTAAACCTGCTAATGTTGATACTACTGCTATTATTAAAGTTTTAATAACACTACCTACAAATGATATATCTAATCCCGCATCGTGGAACCAAGTTGCTAATCCTGTTGATAAACCAATCGCGCCGCAATAAAAACTATCTAATTTTTCTCTCATTTTAATAATTAATTTTATTTACCAGTTTAACGGGTATCCTTTTCCTGAACCTCTTTGATCTTCTATATTACCTCTTGTTGCTTGATAAGGTTTAAGATAAACTCCATTAGCATAAGCAGACATTTTAGGGAATATACGATTTACACCATTAGTTGTATAGTATTCATTAAAATCACCAGGGTAATTTGTAATATATTCTATTATACGAGTGTCATAAAACATCGCATTATTTTTTATTTCATCTCTAATCATTTTGAATGTCGCTAAATTAACACTTTCACTATCATCACCTTTTTTAGTTACAATAGATTTATTTGTAATTCTTACCCATATTGTAGGAAATGCTTCATACAACGACCATAATGATAAGGCTTGTTGTATATAATTTTCTAAAATATATAAGTATTGATTAGAAAATCCTCCACCTGTTGGATCAGTTATTAAACTACTCATAATATATTGATACATAGTGTATCCAATTAATTCTTGTAATTTAACATCTTGTGCTATCATAATAGAAGCATTTAATAAATTATCATCTACATTTTCGTCTATATATTGTGGGTAGTTTGTTTTAATATAACTCGCATCAACTATATATGCTCTCATACCTGCCATATTGTTATCTATATTTTTTTATTAAAATTATATGATTATGAATAATAATCATCTAAATTAATTTCTTTACCTGAATTAAAATCATCTCCTATCTCTCTACATAAATCACAACATCCCGATTCATACATATATCTACCTGCTGCTACTCTACATTTACAATTAGGGTGTATTTCTGCTGGACCATCTTGTCTATCCATTACTCCGAACTTATGATTATGAGTATGAGTATGACTTTGTGTTCCTGTTTGAGGAACATTTTTAAGATTATTTCCTTCTATATAACCACTTAAATCCATTGCTAATTGGTGAGTATAATTTAACGAAATTAATAAAGTATATTTTTGTTTTGGAGTAATTTGTTGATTACTAATTATTGCTAACAATTCAGTAGCACTATCACTACCAACTTTTTTATATTGATCCGTATATTTATTAATATACAAATGATCTGTTATACCATTTATTCTTGCTAATGTATTAAAAACTTTTTCTATGAATTGTTGCTTTGGTATTACATAATCAATCTCGAACTCCTGAACTGATTCTATTCTTTCATATTTAGAAGCAGCACCTAAACCTTGTGGTTGAGGCAAACCAAATATATCTGGATTATTTACACGATGTGATTGTTGTATGTTTCTTTCAATTAAATCTTGTAGATTAACATATCTATCATCACTTGTATTTGCTTCTATTGGTGTAATTGTTGGAGCAGTATTACTATCAGCAATTGTTAAGAATGTTTCGCCGGCATTAATTGAACCTTGGAATTGTTTCTTTAATCTATTAACTAATGTATCCATTTCTTCATCCGAAAAGTTTTGACTAATCGGCCAGTTAATATGGAATGAAGGGTGGAAACCATTATTTATATTTGCTAAATGGAATTGACTAATTTGTATCTGCATTTCCATCCAGAATATACCAGATATATATTCAGGTAATCCATAAAATTCTACACCTGCTCTATGATCTCTTACATACCATATTTGAGAAGCAGATTTTCTATTAATTGTAGAGAAACCATCATATTTTACTGGTGGGTATTTCTTTATATTCTCCCAACCATCACTATAAAAGTATGATTCTGTTTCTACTTCTGTTTCATCAGGTATAGCAACTCTTATTTTAGATACATCAATATAATTTATTTCCGAAATCCTTTGTCTATCTTTACTCCATACTATATTTAGAGCGAACGCACCAAATACTTCAAAGTCATATGCTACTCTATGTAAGATTTCTTCTAAATCTAATGAATTATTAGAGTTTTTTAAGAAAAATAAGGTATCAGTTCCTATATTTGTAGTGATAAAACCTCTACCACCTATTAACATCGCTTTCTTCTTTACGATAGCGGCGTGAATAGGTGATTTAGATAAAAGGCTTATTAAATAATTAGGAAATTTATTATCATCTCCGCAATTTATCCAACCTTTTTGTTTGTTTTCCTTTTCTCTCATTTGAGGTATCGCAATAGCGGCAAATTGCTCTACTTGTGCGAAGTTTTCATTCTTTATTTGAACTATGTGTGATTTATTTTCCATATATTATTAATTTCTTTTGAATACTGGTATAGTATTATTATCATTTTGTGTATAAACAGGTATAGTATTCACATTTGTTCCACATATTAATATACCTGTCTCAACAATCCCAATAGCAGTTGATAATGATAAATCATATTGATTGGTTGTTTCCCATATATTATATATATATTCACCAGGTATTAAAGGTATTAAACCTTGTGTTAAACCATATGATGATGTAGCAGGAGTTATTTGAAACTCATTCCAATAATACTTACTTGTAGATATGTCTTCATTTGTAAAATAAACAACATCATTTGATCCTTTTCTTACTATTTCCCAAGTAAAATATGGATTTACTAAATTACTACATTTTTCATATAATGTAACTACTACATTTGATGTTCCACTATTATTAACTATTAACATTTATTTATTTTTTAATTTATTAAAATACCTTGAGATATTAATGTTGGTAAATCTAATTGTAAAGCAGGTAATAATTCTTTACCTTCAAAAGATAATGTCGTTTTAACACCATCAGTTGTTGATTTACCTAATCCTCCTTCACCTGTTACTGCTTGTAAATAATTTTGATTACCTGCTAAATAAGCATTACCATTTTGATCTACAATAATTGCTCTAACTCTTGATCTATTTAGAACATCAAGTATTTTTAAAGTTGTGGTATCATAACCTTCTAATGTAATTTCTAATTTTTGGTTATATGTCATACTTTCTAAACTATATACACCACTTTCTAAATAAGATGCTTGTTCTAATCTTTGTGTAAAATGAAAAAAACTTTTTCCAAAACTTGCTATTTGATATGTATCACCACTTGATATATTAATAGCAATAACTACTGAATCATTATGATTTGTTAAAACATTAATACCTGTTGTTCCTGATAAAGTCCAATAAATTCTCCCTTGAAGCCCATAATTATTTACTATATTAGTAATAGTGCAAGTTATAGATTGGTAACCTATTGATACAGTTGGACCAAAATGAATTGTTATATTAGCATCAGTCCATCCATTTAATGGATAATCATCAGATCCTTGAAATGTAGTATATAAATCTTCATCTTGATCTGCGGATAAATATTGTAAAGTATATGAATAAGTTCCAGGTGTATATTCATCACACCCAGGATATTCAGGTGGATAAGGTTGTGCTGGACCCGGATACATAGTAGTATATGCTCCTGTTAAACTTTGACTATTTTGAACAGAAAAATCTGGATCATTACTTGCCAAATATAAACTATTTACTCCTGATAATTGACGACAAGGGACATTATATGTGTTTGATAATACGCAATTCATATTTTATTATTATTTTTTTTTAATTGTGTCTATTTACAACTTTGTTGTAAAAGTTTTACTATTGTTATATATATTAAAAACCAATTTTTATATTTAATCACATAAAAAATGCCTCAATTAATTAAAATTGAGGCATTTTTTTCCTGTTTTTATCCTATTTCCGTCTATTTTTATCTATTTATTAGTTTAATGCTAATGTAGTAATAACTGATGTATTGATACTTGGTGCTTGATCTGTTTCTTTACCTTCAAAAGTCAAAGTAGTTTTTACCCCATCAACTAATGTTTTACCTAAACCACCATCAGCAGTTGTAATTAATATTGGATTTTTATATCCCATTAATACATAATTTCCATTTTGATCTAAAACGATAACTCTCCAAGATCCTTTATTAAGAATAGAGATTATATTTTTTGTAGCCTGATCGTATCCTTCTATTGTAATTTCCATTTTTTGTGAGAAACCAGCAGAACCATTTTCACCATATATACCTGATTCCATATAAGAACCTTGTTCTAATCTCTGCTCGAACTTATAGAATGTTGGTGTTGAACCCGTAATACCATTAACTGAACCTAATCCTAATGGAGAAGTTCCTAATGTATCTAATAAGAATGGAGAACCTAAACTACCAGGAAAACTGGCGCTAAATCCATAAGATGTTATATATACTGCTTGAATACCTGATGTTACTCTACAAGGAACTTGATACCCTGCTGTTAAAGCGCAACTTAAAGCCATATTATTTTTTATTATTTTTATATAAGAGAGTGCTCTATTAAAGAGCACTCTCTAAATTTGTTTTTAATTATCCGATGTAAGCAACCACATATTGCGGGTAAGCAATTTGAGTTCCTAATCTCCACATAGCACGGAATCTAACTGCGTTAAGATCTTTTGAATCCCAAACATCAAATGATTCGTAATCGTGTTCGCCATCCATACCTACGTAGAAGTTTTCAGCGTAAGATACGATAATGTCGTTTCTACCAGTTAAACCTGATGTAGCAACAATTTTCAAAGTTGGTAAGAATGGGTAATCAATTTCCCACGCTTGATAAATTGAACTATCAATTGCTGTGAAGTGGTAGTTGTTAGTTGTGATTAATGCTTGACATAAAATTCTATAATTAGCCAAAGACATAAATGCGTATAATTGTTTGTCAGCGATAAACTCAGGGATAGCATTTACTATACCATTTAATACGTTGATAGCATTACCAACTGTTAAAGCACCTGAATAAGTTCCATTACCATTGATAATAGATTGAGATGCTGATGTTTGATATAATTGATATAAGAAACCATTACTTAAAGTATAAGCAGAGTTGTAAGTTGTTCCTGATGTAGAACCTACCCATATAGATTTCTCAATGTAATCACCAATTTTTAACATTTTATCAGTCATATATGCTTTCGCAAAGATTTCTGGTGTAATGTCTTCTACTTTGATACCTTTATTCATTGACATACCTGTAAAGTATTTAGTCAATGTTCCTGATCCAACATAACATAAGTCTTCTTGAACCATTAAGTCATTAACAGTAATGTCTCTCTGTGCGAATGTAACAGAACCTGTTCCTGATAATAAACCACACTGAGCCAATTGATAAACTGGTTGAGTTGTGATTAAGTTGATTGTTTGTGTTCCTTTAACTCCACTTTGTATATTAACAATACCCAAAGTTCTTGCGCTAAACACCGATTCGTGTAAAATCTCTTTTGCTGATAATTCATCTCTATAAGCAACTAAACCACTTAGTATGGTAGCGTTATTAATGTAATTTGCCATATTTGTTTTTTATTTTTATTTTTTATTTATTTTAATGATGTAAAACTTGTGCCTGCGAAATTAAGATTAACTGGTTTTTCTTTTACTTGCTTAAAAGTATCTAATAAATCACCTAATACTTCTTTCTTAGCATTTGCTTTATCATAAGAGTAAGCCTCTTTTTTAATTGATTTAATTGATGGAGCACCTGGTTCGCTTGCGAATTGTTCCATTTTACTCATCATTTGTTGATTAACGTCATTTTGAATTGAACTCATTTTATCTAAAATAGCCTTGATGTCCTCAATTTGTTTTTCTAAATCTGTAATTCTACCTTCTAAACCTGATTGATCTGGGTGAGGATTTCCTGTTGCATCAGCAACTGCTGCTTCGTGTCCTTCTGGTAAATTTGAATCCATTTTATTTTGTGTTATATCTTCCGAACCACTTTCAACTGGATTTTCTGGATCTACACCATCACCATCAACAATACTTTCTATCACATTACCACTAACTGTAAATGTTCTACCATCTGTTAATACATAATCACCATCATCTAATGGAGTTTGATTTCCTAAGTCATCTAATGCGTATATTTCAGCGCCTACTTCTAAATCCGATGCTTGTGTTGTTAAGTTAGTTCCGTCTGTTAATTGTAATGTAGCAAACTTGTTTTCGGTAATCTCATTAGAGAATTTCAATAAAGATTTTAATGATTCTCTTATATTTTTTAATGCGTCTGATTTTGTCATATTATATTTGTTTTTGATTTTACTCGTTAATAGTATATATAGAAACTTTGTATTTTTATATATTTTTATTAAACTTTTTTTTATTTTACTAAAATTGTCTTGATTTTAGTATTTAATTTGATTAACATAACTTCCGAACCTTTATCGTCATAATGTAAATCTATTCCTAATTTATCTAATAATTCATATTTCCAATCACCATTTGTAAAAAATATATGATCGTTTTTTATTCCTAATTTTTTAGCAATTATGAATATATCATCATTACATTCTGTTTCATAACGTCTTGTAACAATATAAACATCATTACCTTCTACAATTTTTTTTTTGCTACGGCTTGAACGTCTAATCTTTCTAATGTTTTATCAAAATCAAAACTGATTTTTTCAGTTTGTAATTCTTTCATTAAACAAATTAATTCTTCATCAGTTAAATTATCAATAACTTTATCAAATTGCTCTTGTTTAGAATATGTAGAAGGTCTTTGAGACATCATACCTTCTATACTAAATGAATAACGATTTTCACCTTTTACTTTATCTTTCCAAAACTTAGCATCTTCTATTTGAACTATACCACACCAAGCACCAGGTATGGCTTCATAACCAAATAATCTTGATTTGTCATAATAAGCATCAGCAACAATCCAATTTTCGGCAATAAATGCTGGTGCCATTTCTTCTGTATGATCTATATTAATAGATTTGTTGTTATTATATTTATTAAATCTCAACATCATACTTTTTATTGTTTCTTTTGAGAATTTTACATAATAATCTCCTTTTTGGTCGTCTCTACGGAAGATTAATTTATCTGGAACCATAAAATAACCAAAAATCTTTTGTTCTTCTACCTTTTTGAATGTCATTATATCATCTTCTTTATCAAATGCGAAACCTTCAATCTCAATAGCGGGTTGTTGAACTAATGATAAGAACCTTATACCTGTGTTATCTTCTTCATCTACATATATTTCATATACAGGAAGGTCAGGATTTGTGTATTTTTGCTTTTTACTCATAATACTATCTATATTTTTTTTATATTTTTATATATTTTTATTTTATCCTCCTAAAACAGCCCCACTCTCAACAGTTTTAACTCTTTGTTGTGTAGTTGTTATATCGTGTTCTGTAACATATACTCTATTAGAAGCAAATGCTGCTGGATTTTGTATTTGTCCTTGACCTAATGCGAACATAGAAGGAGCACTTGGTATATTCGGAGTTGATCCACCACCTCCACCTGCGGGATTACCTACTGCTGTTATTTTAGCAACATTTGCTAAACCTGCTGTAATTACTGCTATCATTTCAGGTATTACAACTTGTGGTCCAGGATTAGGTTCTTGGTCTAATACTTTTGTAGCGGCACCGTAAGTGTGCCATATTGATTGTGCTATCGCAGTTGCTTTTGCTAAATCCGAATGCTGAGCCATTAATCCTTCAAAATTAGTGATAGATTGATCTATGGCATTATACATTTGTTCGTGATTTTTCTCTAATGCTTTATTATCATTTACAACTTCTGCTGAATACTCACCTTGTATATTCATTAAACGATCATAATGTTCTTTCGTTCTTAATTGAATTTCCTCTTGTGTTTCCCCACTCTTTTTTGCTGCTTCTAATTCTATTTGAAATTTATCATTTTCTAATTGAACTTTTGCTGTTCTTTCATCATTAGCAGCATTTATAGCAGCATCTAATGTTTCTTTATTAATTATACCTAATTTTTCTAATTGCTTTCTTTTTTCATCTAATGTTTTAACATTATATTCATCTTCCTTAATTTTTAGATCTCTCTTTTTCTTTTCTGCTTCTTCTTTACTCTTTACATCTTTGTCATCTAAATCTTGTATTTTAGTTATATAA